CGGGGGTAGCTGGCTTTAACAAGCCTAAGCGGACTCCTAATCACGCGAAGAAGTCACACGTTGTTGTGGCCAAATATTGGTCTTGTAAGGCTTGGTGACAGCATGAAGATTGACTTCCAACATATAATTTCTGTGGTGTCTCTAGGGGTGTTAAGCTGGGGTGCGCTTCAGGTTTCTGAAATGAAAGCGGAAGTTGCTGTTGTTTCGTATAGGGTTGAAGAGAACTACTCGATGATCAAGCCTATGTGGCAAGATTTTTTAGTTAGAAGGGTCAACTACTATGACGATATCAAGGGCGCAGACAGCGTTCCAAGTATCCAAGCCTCCGGAAAAGTACCGTAAAATGGGCAAGCCAGGACTTTGGGATAATATAGAAAAGAAGCGGAAACGTATCGAGGGCGGCAGCGGAGAGCGCATGCGCAGCCCCGGCGATAAGGGTGCCCCTACGGCTGAAGCGATAAAGGCTTCGCAAGGTAAAGCTAAAGGTGGTATGGTGCGGTATAAGAACGGCGGCTGCGTGATGGCAAACCGTGGCGTTCGCGACACAAAGATGGGTTGATGACATGACAACTTCGGGTTCAAGAGATTTCAATCTCGATGTCGCTGAGATAATCGAGGAAGCGTATGAGAGGTGCGGGCTAGAGGTTCGCACTGGTTATGACGCTCGTACTGCACGTCGGTCTTTGAACTTGATGTTTGCTGAGTGGGCAAACCGTGGATTAAACCTGTGGACCGTGAAGCAATCTTTTTTCACCGTTACACAAGGCGTCTCCGAGTACACGTTGGAGCCGGGCGTGGTCGATCTGTTGGACGTTGTTATGCGCAGAGACAACACAGACTACGAGGTGCAGCGCATTAGCCGTGGTGATTACGCCACGTTGCCGAACAAAACAACGCAGGGCAGGCCCAGCCAGTTCTGGTTGGATCGACAGATTGATCCGAAACTGTACCTTTGGTCCGTTCCAGAAAACTCAACCGACCAGATTCGGTACTACTATGTGCGTAGGATCGAGGATGCGGACGATTTGGTAAACACAACTGACATGCCGTTCCGTTTTTACCCGTGCATGGCTGCTGGTTTGGCATACTATATGGCAGTTAAACGTGCTCCGGAGCGGATTCAAATGCTAAAGACTATCTACGAAGAAGAGTTCCAACGTGCGGCGGACGAGGATCAGGGCCGTACTCCGTTGAAACTGCAACCTAGCCTAGCTTATTTGAGGGTCTAATGCCTTACGCTGCGGGAAAAAATGCTTGGGGAATATCTGATCGGTCTGGTCGCCGCTACCTTCTTCGTGAGATGAAGGTAGAGTGGACTGGTGCCAAGGTTGGCCCCGATGAGTTCGAGACAAAACACCCTCAGTTGTTTCCGCCGAAAGCTTTCCCCGATCCCCAAGCGTTGATGAACCCACGTCCTGAGTCTGGCCTTGCCGAGCAAAGGGCGCTACAGTGGGGGTGGAATCCAGTGGGGTTTGCCTACATACCCGGCATCAGCCCTCCAGATAACTTGGTCGCTCAAGGGGCCGTTGGAACAGTAACGGTGGTAACGACATGAGTTTTACATACGCGCAGCTAAAGCAGGCTATTCAAGATTACACTGAGAATGACGAGACATCGTTTGTCACAAATCTTCCGTTGTTTATTCGGCAGGCGGAAGAAAGAATCTTGAAGAACGTACAACTTAGTTTATTTAGAAAAAACTCCACTGCTTCGACTACAGCAGGCAACCCTTATCTGGCGGTGCCATCGGACTATCTGGCTCCATTTTCCTTGAGTTTGCGGGGACCAGACGAAGACAGGTTTTTTGTTGAGTTCAAAGACCCAAGTTTTTTGCAGACCTACACTCCGGACGACACTACAACAGGTGCGCCTCGCTACTATGGAGTATTTGATCTAGAAAACTTCTTGCTGGCACCGACACCTGATGCGCCGTCCGTGGGAAATAACTACACTGCGGAGCTACATTATTTTTATCGTCCGCTCAGTATAACAGCAGGTACTGCAAATGGTACAACTTGGCTAAGTGTAAACGCTGAAATGGCAATGTTATATGGATCGTTAATCGAGGCTTACATCTACATGAAGGGTGAGCCGGACGTTATGGGTATGTACGCTGGTCGTTTCCAAGAAGCATTGATTGGTGTCAAGATGCTGGGAGAAGCTAAAGAAACCACCGATGAATACCGAAATGGTAAGCTTATAAGGGCGCAGCAATAATGTTTGAGTTCAAGGTAGACATTAATAAAGATGCTCCAGTTATCGGGGTAAAGACCACGGACAACCGAGGTTTTTCGCCAGACGAGTTGGCGGAGCAATGTGTTGATAAAATTATTTCGGTTTCCGATAGCGCCCATCCTGGGATACGAGACCAAGCTCGTGCTTTTTCAAAGCACGTCGAAACGCTTGTTGCATATTATATGCGGCAGGCTATTCGCAGCGACCGCACAACTGTGTATAATGCAATCAAGGATGCGGGACACCCCGAACTGGCTGAACTCATAAGGAGACTTTAACTATGGCCTTTACAGGAAACTTTATGTGTACTTCTTTTAAGCAGGAACTGCTTACAGGTAGTCACAACTTTACAAACTCTACAGGCGATGCGTTCAAGCTAGCCCTGTACGACAACAACGCCTCGTTTACAGCGGCAACTACAGACTACACTGCGACTAACGAGGTGGGTAACTCCGGATCGTATGCTGCGGGTGGCGGTGCGTTGGCCAACGTAACTCCAACAACTTCTGGAACCACGGCGTTCACAGACTTTGCGGATCTGACGTTTACATCTGCCACGATTACGGCTCGTGGAGCGTTGATTTACAACACAACTACTGGCGCGGGCACAGGGACAACAGACTCTATCGTTGTACTGGACTTTGGCTCTGACAAGTCTTCTACATCGGGTGACTTCCAGATTGTGTTCCCAACGGCTGACGCGAGCAACGCACTTATCCGTATCGCGTAGGGAGTTTCCCTATGGCGAACATCACTGGTTGGAGTCGTGGAGAATGGGGAGAGGGTGCTTGGAATGAAGCAGTCCCTGTCCGTGTGGGCCATACTCTTAACGGGTGGGGTGAGCTAGGGTTTGGCGTTACATCTTGGGGCGGTGAGCAGTCTACGCTTGGCGCTATGCAGGGCCAAGTTGGTTCAGCCGTTGTTCGAGAGAATGTCTCTGTAGCGGTTACAGGTCTTGCAACCGTCAGCGCCGTTGGCTCGGTTATTGCCAAAGGCGATAATAGTGTTATTGCTGTTGGCGTATCTGGCACGGGTACTGTTGGTGTGGTTACACTCCGTACCGAGCAGAATATCCCAACGACAGGACTTGAGGCTACGGGGTTTGTTGACTCTGTAACGGTTGTCGAGGGTACTGGGATTACGGTGACGCTAACCGCGTCATTGCTTGGCACAACCGCTCTTAACGGCGTAACCGTTGTTATCAACGCTTATGCTCCTGCGACAGGGCTTGAGGCTTCTGGCAACGTAGGCAGCGTAGTTATTAACGCTGGTACAGGCGTAGATGTAAACGCAGTAGGCGTTGAAACAGTTAGTGGGGTGACTGCTCCGACTGTAATTGGTGATGCTCCTAACGTCGAAGTGACGGGGATTGCGGCGACAGGTCTTGTTAATCCTGTTGATCTTCGCACGTTCCAAAGAGTTCCTGTAAACAACATTGATATGATCGCAACGGCTCAAGTTGGTTCGGTGGAAACGATTTTAAGTGTACGAATTTCGGTTACGGGGCTTAGTGCTAGCGCAGCGATTGGTTCTGTGCTAGTTTACGATCAAATAATTCCTCAACCGGGGACAAGCTGGACAGGCGTAGCCCCATCACCGGGCAGCACTTGGACAGAAGAAGAACCAGTTTCTGGTGTAACATGGACTGAAATAGCAGCGTAAAGGTAAAGAAACATGGCGACCTTCACAGTAAACGGCGGGTTAAAGAAAATCGCCACGGGAGATGAATCCGGAACATGGGGTGCATCTACCAACACGAACTTTGACATCATTGACCGTTTAACAAACGGGGTTGTCGATATAACTCTTACGGGTTCGACTAAAACTGTCACAACTACAGACGGCACATTGTCTGACGGTATGAGTAAAGTTCTGGTTTTCGGCGGCACACCGGGAGTTGCCGTTACGGCGACGATTGCACCAAATGATGCGCAGAAAGTCTACTTTATAAAGAACGATTGCGGACAGACTCTGACAATCTCTCAAGGTTCTGGTGCGAATGTAGACATTTTAGACGGTAGTTCCTCAATTGTTTACTGCGATGGTGCTGGCGGAAGCGCAGCGGTTGTTGAGATTACAGCGGGTTCCGCAGCGACAAACACTGTTGATGTGACATCGTTTACAGCAACCTCTGCGCAAACAACCTTCGCTGTGACCTACACGGTTGGAAATATTCAAGTTTATCAGAACGGCGTTCTGCTAAAAGACACGACAGATTACACTGCTAGTAATGGTACATCGGTTGTCTTGGCGGCAGGTGCTACAACTGGAGACAGTGTTGACGTTGTTGCGTTTGCTACTTTTGTGGTGACGAGCGCGTATACTAAGGCGCAGTCCGACGCTAGATACGCACAGTCTGCCAACAACTTGTCGGACCTTGGAGATGCGGCAACCGCTCTGACGAACCTTGGTGTTACTGCCACGGCGGCAGAATTAAATATACTTGACGGTGTTACGTCCACAGCCGCTGAGTTAAACTTGCTTGACGGTGTTACGGCTACGACAGCCGAGCTTAATTACGTTGACGGCGTAACCTCCGCTATCCAGACGCAGATTAATGCAAAAGTCGGCGCAACCTACACTGGCGACGTAGATATTACGGGCGAGCTTATAGCCGACAGCTACAACGAGACTTATGCCGCTGTCACATCTACAAGCAACGCTACTACAGTCAACTGCGAGACAGGCAACAGCTTCAGCCACGTACTGACAGAGAACACCACGTTTACCTTCAGCAACCCACCCGCAACTGGCACAGGCTTCACGTTCAGCATTGAGATCATCCAAGACAGCGGTGCATCTGGCTTCGCAGTTACTTGGCCCTCAAGTGTAGACTGGCCAGCCGCTACTGCTCCTACCCTGACAGCTACTGCTTCAGCTAAGGACATCTTCGTGTTCACCACCCGTGACGGTGGGACTACTTGGTACGGATTTACTGCTGGTCAGGCTTTGGCATAATAGGGAGCTTACATAATGGCTACTAAGAAAAAGATGCTAATGTCTGCTGCTGGTAATGCTGGTGGTGGTGGGCTTGATATTACAGATGTGTTCAGCACTTATTTGTATAATGGAAATAGTTCTGCCCAAACAATTACTAACGGCATAGACCTTGCTGGCGAAGGTGGGCTTTGGTGGCTAAAGGTTAGATCACAAGCTGGAAGCCATGCACTTTATGACTCTACACGGGCAACTGGTTCAGAGCATTTTCCTCTTTTTTCTAACAATACCAGTGCTGAGTATGATGACTTTGATACTGCCCCAACATCTACTGGATTTACTATAAATAGTACAAGTTCTGGTACAGTGAATGAAACAGGGCAAGATTATGTCTCTTGGTCATGGCGGAAAGCCCCTAAGTTTTTCACATGTTTAACCTATACTGGAAATGGTGTTGCTGGTCGGACTATTAGCCATGATCTTGGTACGACTGTGGGTATGCTTGTTGTTAAAAGAACTGACTCCTCAGCTAGTTGGGTAGTGTATCACAAAGGGTTAAATGGTGGCACTAACCCAGAGCAGTATTATACACTCTTAGACTCCACGGCTGTTGAAGATCAGGCTACAACTGTATGGAACGACACTGCACCAACCAGCAGTGAGTTTACTGTAGGGACAAGTGCCGCTGTCAACAACCATAACAATGCAACCTACGTTGCCTACCTCTTCGCACACAACGATGGTGACGGTGAGTTCGGTCCTGATGGTGACCAAGATATTATCAAGTGTGGGAGTTATACGGGTAATGGTTCTTCCACTGGCCCTGTAATTGATCTTGGCTTTGAACCGCAATGGCTTATGATAAAAGGCTCATCTATTGCTAAAGAATGGCGCATATTTGATGTGATGCGAGGGATGCCTGTAGGCGGATCAGGAGCATTTCTTGAAGCAAACTCAATTGCAGCAGAGCAAACTGACACAGGGCCTGTAGCCCTTAGCGCAAATGGCTTTCAGCTTACTCAAGGGGGCAGCGAAACAAATAATAATAATGACACCTACATCTACATGGCAATCCGCCGTGGTCCACTAGCGGTGCCAGAGGATGCGACTGATGTGTTTGCTTTGCAGCAAGACAATGCTCCTGATAATAATGTCCCTGCGTTTAGGTCTAACTTCCCCGTAGATGCTGCTTTCAGTAAAAACGCTGCTGCAACATCAGTTAACTTCTTCGGGTCAAGACTTATAGGTGCTAATTATTTAAGGACAAATGACACTAACGCAGAAGCAGCAAACACTGACTTTGCTTGGGATTATATGAACGGGTGGAATAGTGAACCTGCTCAGGGATCGTCTGTAATATCCTATATGTGGAAACGTGCGCCGGGCTATTTTGATGTTGTTGCTTGGAATACAGAAAATACTGCAAATAGAAGGTTAGACCATAACTTAACCGTAACGCCAGAAATGGCTTGGGTAAAAAGCAGGGATTACGTTGAGAGCTGGTATGTATATCACAAAGATGTAGGCTCTAATGGGTTTTTATCTCTAAACGAAGATGACGATAATACTGTAACAAGCGCATTGTGGCCTAGTCCTTCTGCAACGGAGTTTGGCATTAGAGAGAACGCTGTCTGGAACACAGGAACCGCCATGATCGGTTACTTTTTTGCGACACTAGATGGAATATCTAAGGTTGGTTCGTTCACTGGAAACGGCTCTAACCAAACTATCAATTGTGGCTTCACTTCGGGCGCAAGTTTTATTCTCATTAAGCGAACTGACGCCAATGGTAACTGGGTAATTTTCGACAGCCTCCGAGGTATAGTTGGCGGCAATAGCCCCTACATTCTATTGAACGACACCCAAGCCGAAAATGCAAATATAGACGTAGTAGATCCTGACAGTAGCGGGTTTATTATTAATCAGGAAACACAAAACAACCTCAACGTAAACGGTGGAAATTACATTTTCTACGCAATCGCATAACATCAACAGCATCACGAAAGGATCAATCGGATGGCTGAATATCGACACACCGAAACAGGCGAAGTTAAGACCCAAGGTCAATGGCGCAGCCACTACAGCAATACCTCCCTGCCCCGTGTATGGAAGACTGCAACAATCGCTGGCCTTAACTTAGAGGCTGTCCTACGCAGCCCAGCGGCTACAACAACAGCGTATCAAGCGTCCGTGCGTGATGGCGTTGAGCAAGATGGCAACGGAAATTGGGTAGAAAAGTACGTTGCTAGGGATATGTTTGCTGATACCACAGAGACAGATGACGATGGCAACGTGGTGACTACCACCAAGGCACAGCATGAGACAGCCTATCAGGCCACTCTGGATGCAAAGGTAGCTGAAGGTAATCGCACCAAGCGTGATGGCTTGCTGGCTGGTACGGATTACTTTGCGTTGACTGATGTAACGATGGACGCAGACATGACAACGTACCGTCAGGCGCTTCGTGACATCACAGATCATGCTAATTGGCCTAACCTTGTTGAGGCCGACTGGCCGACTAAACCGTAAGGAGTTTGATAAATGGCAACCCGCGCAAAAGATTTAGCCGACTTTATTGGCACTGGGGCCTTGGCTC